TAAATCAGTAGACAAAAAGGCTAATTAGTCATAATCTAGACCTTGCTTGACACCCCTCCTGGGACAGTGGTATACTTAAATATACCTAATCTGGGAGGGGTTTGTCATGACCTGTATTGCTGTAGTTCGCCATGAAGATAAAGTTTACATGGCTGGAGATCGTGGAGCATCAGATGATGGAACCATTTTAGCACTTGAAGCACCAAAGGTTTGGAAGACAGGTCCATATCTTATCGGATATGCTGGATCAATGGACGGAGAAAGAATTCGTTACAATTTTAAGCCAACTGCTCCCAATATTAAAGACACAGACAAATTTATGCAGACAAGGTTTGTCAAAGAACTTCGTGAATTCTATAATGAGTTTTGGGTAGATACATCTAAAGACGGAGACCTTGGATTAATTATTGCAGTTCGTGGTGAAATTTATGAACACAGTTCTGGAGATATGTCTTTATCTAAATATACACTTCCATATCTTGCAATGGGTTCAGGAGCAGAATACGCTTACGGTGTTTTATATGCAACAGATAAACAAAAAAATGCAAGGAATAGAGTAATGCAAGCAGTAAATGCTGCAATTAAATTTAACCCTTCATGCATGGGGCCAGTTGACGTAGTAAGCCTTTAGGAGTATACTTATAATATGTCCGAAGAATGGGAAGAAATTTTAAATAATATGCAAGACAAAGACTCCGACTACAGAGAGTTTGAGATTTGGCTTGAAAACGGAATTGAACGGGGATGGGTAACTGAACCGTTCTGTAATACTCATGAGGGTGATCCTTACATGAACGAAGAAGAGCAACAAGAATGGGAAGAGGGCGGAGACCCTTGCCAAGTAGTAATTAAAATCAAAGAAAACTAACAGGGAGAAATAATGAAAAAAGTAGCGGTGGGAATTGTAGCGGTATTAAGTTTAGTATTCCTACAACCAGTACATGCAGAACCAAGCAAGTCAATTGTTATTATTGATACAGCAATTGACTCATCTATTCCACAAGTAAAGGCAAAGTTAGTACAAGAGGTTTGTATTCTTGATCGTATGCTTTGTCCTAATGGAACTAAGTTTCAAGAAGGTGTTGGAGCAGCAACTCTTCCATCTTCACAGGCACTAGTTAAGGGGTTTGAGCACGGAACCTATATGACTTTGATTGCTAATAAAGTAAATCCAGATGTCAATATTATTTTTATACGCATTGTTGGTATGAAAAGCGATGGCAGTAGAGACACCTACAATGTTTTTGACATAGAAAAGGCTCTTGCTTGGACAATTACAAATAAAGAAAAGTACAATATTGTATCTGTTTCTGCATCAATGGGTAGTCATATTCTTGGAACAGGGCTAAAGTATTGCCCAACAAATGCAACACATGCTGGACTTGTTGGAAACATTGACAAGTTACTAGCACTTAATGTTGCAACAATGTTTGCTGCTGGCAATAATCGAGATTACAAGAGAATTGACTTCCCAGCATGTATTACGCAAGCAGTTGCACTTGGTGGAGCCACAGAAGATAATGCTATGTCTCCATTCTCAAATGCTGCTCCAGAGGTTGATTTTTATTTCCTTGAAGTGTTTAATATTAACAACAAAAACTTTAGAGGAACTTCTGCTTCAACAGTAGCATTTTCTGCATACTGGGCTAAAAATTACAAGGGTGCATATCAACCAACTTATGACTACATGAAGTCTATTTCTAAGTCAGCAAAGGGAAGAAGCACAACTACTGATAGGCTTGTTAGTCTTTTAGGTTAGTCGGTTTTGGTCTGTAACTCAGATGGTAGAGTGCCGAACTGTTAATTCGGATGTCGCAGGATCGATCCCTGCCAGACCAGCAAAGCGAGTGTTACATAATGGTAGTGTCTCTGCCTTCCAAGCAGATAGTGCCAGTTCGATTCTGGTCACTCGCTCCAAGGCCCTATCTTCTAGTGGTCAGGATACCAGGCTTTCATCTTGGTGAGCAGAGTTCAATTCTCTGTAGGGCTACAAAAGTTTGATATAATAGAGTTATACCTGCCGAATGGGGGTATATTAACTTATTCGCTTGAAAGGGGAATAAAATGGTAACAACAACCCTGGATCTATTCAATGATCCTTTTTTTATTGGCTTTAACAGAGAGTTAGGCCGTTTAAATAACGCACATAAAACAAACCTACAGACATATCCTCCTTATGATCTTCTTAAATTAGATGAAGATACATATAGAATTTCTTTAGCAGTTGCTGGATTTTCAAAGGAAGATATTAATCTCTCCGTAGATAATGGAACACTTGTTATTAAGGGAGAAATTGTAGAAGTAATAGATGCTGAAATTGTTCATAAAGGCATTGCAGGTAGAAAATTTACCCGTACATTTGCTCTTGGAGAATATATGGAAGTAACTGGTGCAGAAATGAAGGATGGTATGCTGCATATTAATGTAGATCGTATTATTCCTGAAGACAAAAAGCCAAAAACTATTGAAATCAAACTTGCTAAAAAGTAGTATATAGGCTATAATTGTATAAGAGACCTAGGCATGTCTTTAAACTGCCCCTTAATATTAGGAGATAAAAATGGCAGCAAAAGGTAGTCTAGAAGCAATCATTGAGGTTGCAAAGAAAGAATTAGGAACCATTGAAGGTCCTAAAGATAACGAAACAAAGTACGGTGCATGGATTAAGGTTAACTTCCAACCATGGTGCCAGTCATTCGTTTCTTGGTGTGCAATGTCAGCGGGAGTTTCAAAGTTCCCAAAGTCTGCATCAACAGTAGCAGCATCAGATCAATTTAAAAAAGAAGGTCGTTGGTCAGATGCTCGCAATGATGATCCACAAGCAGGAGACTGGATTTATTTTGATTTCCCAGATGACGGTGTAAATCGTATTTCACATGTTGGTCTTTGCATTAAGAACAATGGTGATGGAACAATTCAAGTTATTGAAGGAAACACATCAGGAACTGCAAAGGGAGATCAACGCAATGGCGGTATGTGCGTTGAGAAGACTCGTGGTTATGTAAAGAATAACAAGAAGAAGTTAGTTAATGCTGTAGTTGGTTGGGGCCGTCCAGTTTATGCTGGTGAAGAAAATGCACCACTACTAAATAAACTAGCAGCAACTCCAGCAAAGGCAACATCTCCAGATGCTGCTAAGAAGTCTGCAGTAAGCAAGTCTTCTGGTAGTGGCAAAGGAAATCAGGTTAAGTAATTGCCAGTTTATGAATACAAATGTACAGGACAATGTTCTGAAGTTGTAATCAAACAAAGATCTATTAAAGATACCGATCCAGGGTATGAGTGTGAAACTTGCACTCTACCACTGGAACGTGTATACTCTAATGTAACAGCAGTATTCAATGGTAGTGGATTCTATTCCACTGATAACAGAAAGTAGCGGTATACTATGAACATGACAATGACAGAAGAAGTTGTTCAAAAAGAATGGCTATTAAAGGCAACAGATCGTTGTGATTCTTGTCCATCAGAAGCACTTGTTAAAGTAACTGGAATATCTGGAGATTTAATGTTTTGTGGACACCACTATAATAAGATTATGAATGATCCACAAGGATATAAAAAGATGATGTCTTTTGCATTAACTGTAATTGACGAACGAGAAAAATTGGCGGTATAAATAATGTATGAATACTATGTAAGAAAAGTAGAGAATGTAGTAGATGGAGATACCATTGATGTTCTTATTGATTTAGGGTTTGATATTCTATTTGCATCCCGTGTAAGATTGGCTGGTATTGATACCCCTGAGTCTCGCACAAAGGATCTTGCTGAGAAGGCTCTTGGTCTTGAGGCTAAAGAGTACCTAAAGAAGTCTTTAAAGGACGCTAAGTCTGTTATTATCAAGACTGAAAAGATGGACTCATCTGAAAAGTATGGTCGCATTTTGGGCTGGGTATATGTTAATGGAGACACAGTATCTCTCAATGACAAAATGATTAATGATGGGTATGCCTGGGGCTACCTTGGGGATACTAAAGTTAAGGACTTTGAGGCACTTAAAAAGGCTAGATTAAAATCAGGTAAGTAATGAACATGATTCTTTATTTTACTGCTGATTGGTGTAATCCTTGCAAAAAAACAAGGCCAATCGTTGAAGAGTTAAACCGTGAACAAATCATGGCTAAATTCTTTATTATTGATGTTGATTTAGAAATTGAGATGGCTCAAGACTTTGAGATTAGATCTGTTCCTACTTTTGTAGTAATGAAAGACAACAAAGAGATTCATCGTGTAACTGGCGCAAAATCAAGGCAGCAGTTAGAGGAATTGATTAGGTATGAGTAACAAGGAAGATGAGTTAATAAAGAACCTTATTCTTCAAGGTGCTTTAGAGGTTGCTGGGGTAGACTCTGAAACTGGGGAGTTCCTTTATGCTATAACCTCTAAGATGAAAGAGATTATGCCAGATATGTATGAAGATCATCTTAAGACAGTAAACAGGGACCTGCTAAACCTATGGGAAAAAGGTTATGTCAACATTGACTTTTTCTTGCCAGACCCAGTAGTTACCATATCCGAAAAAGGTCTTGATAAAAAGG